TAATTTATTATATGGCTGTGTAATTTTTTGTGTAGAATCATTAATGTAAGATAATTGTTTTTGGTCATTTCCTAAAAGTTGATCTAATAATAGCTGTCCATTAGTTCTTTCTTCTTCAGTATACCCATATTTTATATCACTTAAATATTCATTTCTTAAAGTTTCTATTTGTTTTTCTTGTCTCCAAGCATTTCTAATAGCATCTTCTCTAATTGGTTTTCCTTCTTCAATAAATTTGCGCCGATAATACTGTCCACCACCCCTATTAAGATATTGTTCCCACCAAGAATTATTTGTTATATTATCTATTGATATTTGATTTTGCTGAGTTATATTAGCTTGTAATCTTCGTTCTTCATTTTTAGCTCCTGGATAAGCTATATCTTCTATATCTAATTTAGGTCCTTTATCTAAACCATCTATGATAGATTGAGGAACAGCTAAAACTACTTCATTATAATCTATAGTAAAAGGAAAACCTAAAGAAGCTTTTAATGCTAAAAAAGCATCACCATCATCCTCACCTACTACTTTTCTTGCTAAACCTCTATCCATATAATGGATATTATACCCCTGAGGAAACCCCTTATTACTCATAGGTGCTAATATAGTTCCATTAGGATAAAATGGATTTTCATTTTCAGTTTCATTAAGTTGTTCTGTAAGTCTTATTACTTCTTCTCTAAGTGAATCAACTTCTACTTGAAGAGGATTTTGATAATTATCTACATAATTTTGACTTTTATTTATTAAAGTAGTATGAGATTGATCTCCAGTTTTAGGAATGTTATAAAATAAATTATCGTACATAGAGAAAAACCTACTAATATTTACTGGATCTTTTGTTTTAAATAATTCTGTAAAAGATCTGTTAATAAATTCATTAGCTGATTGAGCTCCATAAACTATTTTAGATGTTTTTATATTTTCTTCAGCCATTATCTAACTACTTTAAAATGATAATTATCATCATATATTTGTGTACCATCATTATTTATATGTTTAAATAAAATACGGTAGTACCTTTCTGGTTGTAATCCATTCATATATAATTTAAAAAACATACCTTCATTATCTGCACTTAATTTAGTACAATTATTATCAAAAGGGATAACTACTTCTTCTGTGTGGGCATCTCTAATACTATAATATGAAGATGTTGTAAAATATCCAGGATTTAAATAATTTGATGAAGTAACAAATGATCTATTTGGATATTTGTCTCTTACATGGATTTTAATTTTAGCTACATCATTTTGATTGTATTCATTTTTATTATTATATAGTGATACATTTAATTCTCCTGAAGTTTTAGCATATGATTGTAAATTATGTATACTATCATTCCATTTAAAAGATAAACGAGGAGGATAAATTGTATGAGTATCTACAGAAAAATAACTTAAAGTACCTCTACTTCCTGATACATTTTCTTCAATAGAGTCAGAATTTTTTATTATAAAACCATGATTAGGGATACCTGTGGGGTAATTTTGAGAAGCAAATAAACTAGAACTAAATTTTTTAACTATAGAAGTTACATCTAAATCTAAATCTAATATATTTGCATTAAAGAATGTTTGAGTACTTTTAAATTCACTACCTGTATACCATTCCCCTCCACCTAAAGTTAAATTAAGATTAGGATCTATAGATCCAGTAGACCCATCCCCAAAACTTGATGTTCTCCATTGATTTCCTCTAATAGAGTTGTCTTTATATACCCAAGAACATCCATTAGAAGAAGTAGGTAAATTAGAATATCTTCCCGTTCCTTCATCCCATGAACTAGATATAGCAAAAGTTTCTATAGAATGTTCTGCAGATAAGTTTTTATGGTCAGTAGAAAATAATTGTAAACTTGAAGTAAAATTATTAGAAGTTATTTTAATAGCTTCTTGTATATCATTGTTTGAAAATTGAATTAAAATTCTAGAAGGATAATATGATTGATTAGTAATACCTTTTTCTTTAACTAATTCAAGAATTTCATCAAGACCTGTATTCATAGTGCCTCTATCAGGATGACTATATATAGTTGCGTCTTTTTCGGGAAATATAAAATAATATGCCATATTAGTATGTAGTTACACGTCCATTAATATCACTATTAGGATATTTTAATTCAAAAATACTAGGATCCATTGAAGGATAAATTACTCCATTTTTAGTAGCTCCTGAAAAATCATATTTATATTTTGAATATCCTAAAGAGGTTCCATTTTTATTATAAAAACCTACACTTTCAACTGTCTGCACACCTATAACTCCTGCTATAAGATTAGTTACTTCAGATATAATAATAGGTTGATTTACTTGCCATTTATCTATATTAAAATAATTTTTTAATTCTGTTATGCAATTTAATAAAACTTCTTCATTATTATAAGTTTTAAATGTTGTAATTTGAAAATCTAAACCTAAATTAATTACAAATGCATCTTTAATATTAATTGCATCTGTAAGCATTCTAAATTGTTCTAAGTAAGTAGATAAGTTAGTTTTTGTAGCTGTATTTAAATTAGCTAAATGTTTATTTTGATTATATCCTAAAGTATATAAATTTAACGCTGATGGGTTAGGTATTTTTCCAGGCTCAGTAATTAAAGTAGAGATTTGATCATCTTGAGTAATGTAAGCTTTAGCTATTCTACCAAATTTTGGTGGTAAAGATAAGGTTCTTATCAAATAATCTTCTTTAGTTACAGTTCTTTGTTGAGCTGAAAAATTAGCTATAGTATTTAATCTAATATCTTCTACACTATCACCATTACTACCACCTATTGCGGCTTCAGGGTTAGTTGATATTACTGATGATTCTACAAAAGTTAATAATGATCCATTTAAATTTGGTTTATTAGAAGTAATTAAAAATTCAGGTTTAGTTATTGTATTAGAATTAACATTAGAATTTAAACCACCACCTACTAAATAGGTTACTGTTAAAGTAGTATTAGAGGGTGCTTGCCCATATGCTCTGGTTAATAGAAAATTAGAGGGATCATAAGCTACATCTAATTTAGATCTTCCATCTTTAATCCCTAAACCTATATTATCAGGGTTAGGAATAATTTGTTCATCTGCTTTATCACTAATACCTGCGCCAAATTGAATTTCTAATTTATTATTAGTTTTAAATCTTGAAATAAATCTTCTTGAAGATTGTTTTAATTTTAAAAGGTAAGGAGTTTGATTATTATATTGTTGTAATTCTGGATCATTAGCAACTGTGTTTTCAATTTCTTCAAAAATTATATCTTGGGCTAAGTAAGGAACTTCACTCCATGTATTCCCATCACTATCTATTACTGATTCAATTGATATTATATTATTATCAAATAAAGTGAGCGTTTTAAATTTTTCAGCAGATCCTATAGTAAATGATTGGGTTTTTACTTCTCCTGATATAGCTTTAGTTGTTTTTTTTAATAAAAAATATTCTGGATTTTGATTTTTATCATATTGATAAACACTTGTTTCTAAAGGGTCAAATAAAGAAGAAAATCCAAAATCAACTTCATTATTAATATAAAAAATAGGACCTTCTGTTGATTTAAATGTTGAATTAGGTTTAATTTTTAAAGTATAATCTAAATCAGGTTCATATAACTGATTAATAGTAGTATCTCCAGTCTCATTTGTAACTGTTCTATTAGATATTTTAGAGGGTACTAATTGAAATACGTCTAAATTAGTACTTGCTGCTGTAGTTACTTTAGGTTTATAACCCATAGCATAAGCCATGTTGTATAAATTTTCTTTTTCTTGTGCTAATGTTAAAAAGGATTCTTTTAACTGAGTATCAGTATAAAAAGATAAAACATCTCCTACATAAGCTGCCATTTCAAGAAACATCATTCCTGGATTTCCTTCACTAAAATCATTAAAATTATTAGGAAAATATACTTCAGTAAATTCCATTAATTGTTGCTTAAAAGAGTTAAAATCCTTATTAAGATATTTTACATCTTTATCTTGTGTTTTATTTGATACTTTATTATAAGCCATTAGTTAAAATTAAGTTGTATAGCATCGTTAGATCCATCTAAATTAGATCTATATGATATTGTTATAAATAATTTATGTTCATCCTCAATAAAATTAACTTGTGTATTTATTAAAGATATTTCAGGTATATAAAAATTTATTTGTTGGTTTATTTTTGAATTTAAATTATCTTGATCTATATTTGGTTCAAATAATAAACCTTTTAACCCTATCCCATAATTAGGAGTGTATAATCTTTCTCCAGGTTCAGTTAACAATAAATTAATTAAATTTGTTTTAATTTGTTCTTTAACTGTTTGTGTGCCTTTAAATAAATTAATTTCATTAAGAGGAAAAGCAACTCCTATAGTAACATTTTTATTAATGTCTAATGGGTTAATTTTTTTATTTTCTCTTAAATAAGCCATTATGGTCTACTGTTTTTCTTTTTATCTATAGCTCTCATTAATTCACGATAATCCCTATTTACAATATTTGCTACTTCAGTAGGCATTGGTGCTTCTGGTGTTAATGTTGATTCAAGGTTTGTGTTTCCTTGAGCTGTTTCATTTAATAAATCATTTAATGCTCCATTAGAAGTAAATTGTTGGGAAATAGGTTTACCCATAATTTTTTCTTTTAAAGATGATTTTACACTTGCAGGAATTGGATTACCCATTCCATTAGCTGTTATATTACGTTGTGTTGGTTGATCTGTGATTGTAGATTTAAACTCGTCACGTAAATCTTCTTTAAGTGTTTTAATTTCACGTCGAAGAGCATAGTCTATTTCTTCTCTTACAACTTTTCTAATTAATTTTTCGAAAACTGTTGCTTTCATATTAAATGTTATTTGTTAATAAATATAAATAAATTAAGTTTTTTATTGAGTATATCGTATATATCCTTTTTTAGTGCCATTTTCTGTTTCTAAAAAGTCTATATATTCAATTCCATTAGTATTTCCTACTTCCCCTACAACATCTGGATCTAATCCATTAAGTAATTCATCTACTTCACCATTATTATTTAAATTACATACATTTAGATATTGACTAAAATAAGTAGTAATAAGAGCTAATATACCATTAATAGCAGATATTAAAGGAGTTATAGCATTTATAGCTATATCTACTAATCTAGTAGGGCTAAGTATGTCTTGTAAAGTTTTATTGATTTTAAATTTAAAAGTCGCTATTGTTCCTTTAAATTCTTCTTGTTTTTGTTTAGCTCCATCTATTAAGTCTTTAAATTTTACAGTTTTAGCACCATCAGCAAATTGAGCTTTTAAAAATTTAAGTGCTATTTGTGCTACTCTTCTTACAATTGAAAGAGTAAGTATTAAACCTTCCATTATATCTAAATAACCTAACATTCTATCGACAAAATCTCTAATTTTTTGGATTTGTTCTTGGATACTTTGTAATTTTTCTTTAGCTTTTTTTAAAAAATCTTTAGCAACTTCTAACCCATCTTCAATTTTTTTCTTTAAATCTTCCATAAATTTTTGTCCTTCTGGACTACAAGCTAATTCTTTACCTTGTTTAATTATTTCATCTACTAATTGTTGTTTAATATTTTCTTTAGAAGGAATCATAGCTTTATATTTCATAAGTTGTTTTCCAGCTTCTTCTTTTATTTGCTTATTAACATTTTTAAGCATTTTTTCACTAGCACTATCTAATGTATTTAATATTTTTGTGGCCATTATACTAAATTAATTCGTTTACTTTTAATTTCTTTAATCCGTTCTTTTAAATTATTTATTCCATTTATACTTTCGGAACCATTTCTTAATTCTTGTATTCTAGATAATGATGAAGGACTAGGGGTAGTAGGGGCTCCTAAATTACCTAGTTGATTTATCTTTGCTGTTTGGAAATCAAGTAAAATTTGGTCTAATAAATCCATTAAATCCATTAACCATTGTTCCGTTAAATTTCCTAATAATGCGGGTTCATTGGCTAAGTTACCATCTGATTTTAAACCTAGATAAATTTTAGGTGCATTAACTACAAATTTACTATTTTCTTCTTCTCCAGTGTCAAAATGGAAACTTCCATTAGTACTAAAACCAATAGCTTTATTTGAAAATAATAATATAGAATCATCCTTAGCG